TTCGATGATATTTCTGCTAATTTCACAGGTCTTACTACAGAGTTTACTCTAAAGCAAGATGGAAGCAATGTAGCAGGTTTCTCTACTAGTAATGCTATAGTATTGGTTAATCAAGTATTCCAATCTCCTAAGAGAACTGGAGATGAGGTAACTGTTACTGGAGATTATACTCTTATTGAAGATACAGATGCAGTAGGTGTTACTACTATTCAGTTTACAGGTTCTACAAGTTCTGTTGCATCTGATCCAAATACAGCAAATGTTCCTTTAGGTGGCATTATTGTTTCTGTTGGATCTACAGAAGGTTTTGGATATCAACCTTTAGTGGCTGCTGGTGGTACTGCTGTTGTTTCTGGGTTGGGAACTATTAGTTCTATTAGTATTGGAAATAGTGGTTCTGGTTATAGACCAGGAGTGCAATCTGTGGTTAATGTTGGAGTTCAAACATTAAGTACTGGAGTCCCTGCTATTGAATTTATTGGTACTGCTGCTATTAGTGGTGGTAATATTGTAAGTGTTGCAATTACTAATCCTGGTACTGGATATACATCAACTAATCCTCCTTCTGTTGTTATAGATGAACCATTATCTTATGATAATATGCCATTGTTCTATACTTCATCTTCTAGTGGAGTTGGATCAGAAGCAACCGCAAATATAGTTGTTGGACAAGGTTCTAGTGTTATTGACTTCCAAATTATTAAGGAAGGATATGGTTATGGTGATTCAGGAGTTCTAACAGTAGGAGTGGGTGGTAGTGTAGGTATTCCAACTACTGTTGATTATAGCCCTTCTAGACAATTTGAACTTACCATTTCAGAAACTGTTAGTGATACTTTTGCTGCATGGACTGTTGGTGATTTCCAAGTATTTGATCCTTTAGATTCTTTATTTGATGGACAAACTCGTACTTTTGCTTTAAAAATTGATGATGAGCAACAAACCATTAACACTGAAGTAGGATCACCTATTGACGTGGAATATACACTTCTAGTGTTTATTAATGATATCCTTCAGGTTCCTCATATTGGATATGAATTTAAAGGTGGTAGTTATCTTACATTTAAAGAAGCACCAAAATCAGGAGATACTTCTAAGATTTTATTCTATAAAGGAACTGGTTCAGTTGATACATCTCTTGTTGATGTTTTAGAGACTGTTAAAAAAGGTGATGAACTTAGAGTGTATGATGAGAATCTTGAATTTGATCAGGGTCCTAGAATAGTAACTGCTGTGAATGCAGCTGATAATGCTACTACTAATCCATATGATAGTGTTGGTATTAATACTGATGAAACTTATGAAAGATCTATTACATGGTCAAGGCAACTTACTGATAAAGTTGTAGATGGTAATGAAGTTAATAAAGATAGACCACATTATGAACCTTTAATTTATGCTACTAGTAATATAATTTCACCAGTATCAGCAAGTTCTACAATAGCTTATGTAGAAAGTGTAAGAACTTTCTTTGATAATTCTTATGAAAATTATGATGGTCAAGGAACTATACAAATCATATCTCAAGATAGTTTGATAGGAGCAGCAGCTACTGCAATAGTTTCTGGATTTGGAACTATTAGTTCATTTGTACTTTCTAATTCTGGTATGGGATATACAGGAACTGCTGATGTTTCTATTGAACAACCTGTTGGATTGGGATCTACCCAAAGAGCAACTGCTACTGCTGTAATGGATAGTGATATAGTAGACTCTATTAGTATAGATTCAGTTGGAAGTGGTTACACTACCACCAATCCTCCTGCAGTTCTTATAGCATCTCCTCAAGCATCTAGTGCTGTTGAAAAGGTTACTTCTGTCACTTATTCTGGAGATTTTGGAACAGTAGTTGGATTTGGTACAACCACTGTTGGTGGTAGAAATAGAA